TCAGTTATCCAAAGGTAGATATGACCTATAAAACTGAATGTTTGTATTATATACATCCCGGTTCCTCGTTAAAATTAAGCCAAAAAGTTTGCTTCCGATCCAATCGGAAACATTTAAAAATGCTTAATTTCTGATTGGAACCGACGACAATATTTATTGCCGTGTCGTGGGCTTTCACGACGTCCTTGGAATTATACTCATCACGAGATTTGCCAGAAAACACTCTGGTAAGTGCTAGTATGTTAAAGTCTTACTAGACTGGGGGAATGGACTCCAAATAAACTATTGGAGCACCAACGAACATTCCCAATGTGAAATCTTCACCTGCGGCACAATACAGTTGATGAAAATTTGCAACATCTGCCACGGGAGCTGTCTGAGGATAGCTTCCAACATGGTTTAAAAGCTGTTTCAGGATCAGGATCAAAATGTGTTAATGAACGTGCAGGCAAAAATCTTCTTGAAGTATAAAATGGAACTTCAAATGATGTCAAAGGCTCTACACTAGTGCAAATAACTTGAGCTCCTTCTTGAGCGTTTGCATATTCATCAAAACCAACATACCACTGTTGCAAACCAGCATTAGTAGACTTGTTAGCAACAGGTTCTGAAATATTGTTGGGTGTACATCCAGAATAACGTGTAACGGTTTGTGGTCCAATAAAATATCCACAACATTTCTCATTTGGAGAAGAAGTTGTAACTTTCCACCGAATAGATCCACGCCATCCTACAAACCCTGCAGAAATAAATCGCAATGGTGTCATAAACCCATAAACATATGGTTTTCCAGAAACAATGCGAGGAACTGAAGATGCTGCTGCATCATAGTAAGGAGTATACCCAGGTTCTAACGGAAAAGCTGAACGTTGAAGGGCATTACCTGCAGTTACAGTTCCGTTGCTGGTAATATTTGCAATCTCTACCATGCAAAATCGCTTAAGCAATGTTCGAAAAGAACGAATGGATTCACCCATAAAAACCATATTAGTTGGTGATGTAAGTGATCCCATATCAGCAAGAGTATCAGCATGTTGTGTAGCTTCAAAAGTTGTTGCGTCCTGAGTTGGAACAGCTGAAACAGGTAACTCAGACGACTGTGGAACAATTTCATCCAATATTTCCGGCACTTCAGCAAGTAATGCAACAGGTGCATCAACATCAGCGTGAGTACGGAAACGCAAACGAGACAATGGTTTATTGGTAGGGCAAGCAACCTCGAAATCAGGACCTGCTGCCATTGACACCACAACGTAACAGTCATCAACAGATGAGCTTGGATTTGTAAGTTCGTTCATAACGTATACACCAAGAACTCCATTACCAAAAGTATTTGTTGAAGAATTGTAATTGATAGGCGTGATAGCATCAAGAGGTGTCACTCCTTCATAAAAAGCAGATTGCCTATATGAAGATCCTTGGCCCCAACCAACAGTGATTTCAAAATCTTTTGTTTCTGAAATATCAACTACTGTTTGATAACCAAGATTATATTCAGGAGTAATCCGTGTAGGGTCGTTGGTTGTAACTTCAATTTCAGGATCATAAACAATACGCAAACGACCCTTATGCAAAGCGCTACAAACCACTTGAAACCTGTATTTTATCGAACCTCTCCAATACTGAAAAGGAGCAACAGCGAAACAAGATGCTGTCATGGTAATTCGGATAATGTCAGGAGAAGTGGCTGGATACAACGTAAAATCACCAGGATCAACAATAGTATTCCAAAGAATCGTTCCTGCTGGAGAAGAATTACCAGATGTCCACGTGAATGTTGTGGTATAACTTTCAGTAGAAGCAATGTTAGCAATTTCCATCTCATCTTTATTTGATAAACCAAATGCACGTGGATCAATTGTCAATTCTTGCTTAGGATCTAATGACAATTTGTGACAATCATCTTTGCCTGCTGAAGTAGCCATGTCATGGGTAGTTTTTGGAACAATAATTGTTCTTTCCAATTCCAATGGTTTGCTAAAACCAAACAAAGAAGCAACTGCTGACATTGCTGATGCTGCTAAAGATGTTGCTCGAGCGTAAGGTCCAATGATAGGAGCAGTGGACAACTTGTTCATTACTGAAGCAACAGTAGTTGCTTTCGCAGAAAACGCTCTGTTAGAATATTCATCAGATTGTGGCGCAATACCATCAACATTACAAGTTGTAGGTCCAGAAAGAACAACATCAGTTGCCCAACACAGTACTGAAATTTGAACGTCAGTGGTACCACCATTAGCATGACGCAAAGGAGTGACACTGACAAGATCTAGTGCACCCATCTCATCAAACTCTCCAAGTGGTAAATCCAAAGCATTATTGTGCCATAAAAATGGAAGCTCTAAATCTCCACCTTGACTAGTGGTAGGGTTCAACCATAAATGTGGTTTTTGGGAATTGTTTTTCAAATTCTGAACTGGCAAAGGATTAACACCCCCTAATCGTCCAACTTTATCATAATTCTGCATAGGTGTATAATACACAATAGCACGACCGTAATGAAGAGGTGAACCATTTATCAAATAACGAACGTGTAGTTTCGCTCTCAACAATTTAAAATTGGAAATGCGATTACTAACTCGTTTGTTTCTGAA